ACTTTGTCCATTGTTCTTGAATTGAACATTTCTTCTTTCATATCAAGATAATCTAGTATTTCAAGATTTTTCAAAGTGAACCCATGGTCTGCAAGTTCTGGTGGAAGTTCTCCCCGTGCTTGCTGTGATTCTTGTGGCGCAGGTTGTGCTGGAGTTAAAATTTCCATTATGATACTATTTCTTTTGAATACCAGATTTGTCTCTGGTGCGGATTAAATCCCCATTTTTGTATGAATCTACCAAGGTTATCAATTTCTATGTTTTTTGATTCTTTCCCGAAATCGTTGATAATTCCATTATTCTCACAATTCCATCTCGTTGCTCCCTCTTTATGCCAATACCATTTTCTAGCCGACATAATTATACTCATTCCAAAGGTGTCTCTCATACGTAGAAACAAATCAACATCTTCATAACCTCCTCGGATAAATTGCTCTGAATATATCTCTATTCTATAATTATCCTTTTCTTTGTCGGATAATTTGTCGTATTGTTCTTTATAAATTATTTCTGACATAAAAATTCTTCTATTTGTTCACGTGTATTATTTCTTTTACTATATATTTTATGAAACTCTTTATGCGCTTCCTGGGAAAGTGTGACTCCATTATTTATCGCAAATCTTAATTCTGGATAATGAGAAAAATTTTGTATATGATGAGCTGTTAATTTTCCACCCCTGACACCAGTTTTTTGACATATCCAGTTGTCCCTAGAAAATACCGAATTTTTCCATAAACTATATTCTATTGATGACCTAATTTTATTTACTTCTGGTGTTATGCCCCCCTTCCAATTCCATGCTTTTTCTCCAGTTGTAGACGGACTCTTTTTTCCTAAATTTCCTTTAGATATTTTTAGCTTAGTTTCTTCTGAGTGCTTATAGCCTTTTCTGCTAGCAACTCTTTTTTTGATACTTTCTAGGTTATGTTCTCTCCCCTTTTGCCATGCACCCATTTTTTTCAATACATCTTTCGAATACACACCAGTCAACCCCTTATTCCATGGGATAACTCCTTTTTTAAACATTCCACTATTTTTAAATCCTTTATTACCAGGACGGAAGCCTTCTTGTGGGGTATGTTTTCTGCCTTTCTGCGCTAAACTAACTTTTAATCTAGCTTCTTTTGATAATTTATGTCCTTTTGCTGGCATAGTTATTTTTTTACATATTCAGCTACTTTCAACAATGTATTTTTTGTACTCATTAATAAACCTCCATCCTGCATAAGTTCTCCGTTCAATCCTCCGTCAGTAATTTTAGAATTACGTATTTCTGAAATTGGTTTTCCATCTATTTCTTTAACTTGTGAATGGCATATACCGCTAACCGCTACATTCCCATAATCTTCAAATGGTTGTTGCATAGCCTCTAGCCACCCCTTAGAAAGTTCTATATCATTATTAGCACAAACTATGTAACAATCTTCTTTTTCGTTTTCAAATATCCATCTAAACCCATTATTGCAAGTTATCGCAAAGCCACTGTTCTTTTTATTTGTCAGAACTAAGTCAGATTTAGCGAGAACTCCGTCAGCTCCTTCTGCTTTTCCAAATTCTCCAGAATCATCAACTGATATTATGAATACATCCGATGCGTTTCTTACGCTGTCTATCATACTATTTGCTAATGAAACTAACTCCTCGGTTACAAGAAATTGTGGTATTACTAGATAGGTTTTCATTTTGATTTGTTATTTAATTTTTTGTATAAATAAATCTAATGTCTTCTTTATTATCGTCTTCCTCTATTTTCGTAGTTTTTCCTAAAACAGAAATAACATCATTTTTGGAAATATTACGATAAAAACCTATTTCAAGACAGTGCGGTTCTCTGTTTATATTAGCTGCCGTCCCTATTAATATTCCCCCAATTTTCAATAGTCGGACTGCGTTTAGTAATGACTCTTTCCATTCTCTGTCGTGTTCCAACATTTCAGTTGTGATTACTACATCAAATCTTTCAGAAGTATCATATTTTGATGCTAAACATACAACGTCAACGCCTGTACCGCCAGCCATATCAACTCCTGTATATTCACAATTTTCAAAAAACTCTCTTGGAGTACCATTCCAATCTAAACTTCCAAGTTCTAAGACTTTGCAGTCTTTAAAATGTTTTGGATATTTTTCTCTTGTTTGAATTAAAAAATCTTTTACCTGTTGGTGCATATTTTTATTTATGTGACCTTTTATGAGCGCTTAATCCAAGTGGGCTTGCGCAAATCTTTCCGCATACTCCACATTTCNAACTAAGTTCTGGTTTATCTTCTCCTACCAAGGATTCAATCTGTTCTTAATTCTTTTTTAGCTTCAACTTCAGTAAATTCTTCTATTTCTTTATTTTCTAATGGTACTCTTGCAGCTTCTAAATCCATATCTACGATGTCTCCGAATTGCCAACCCTCACCAAATCTTTGTCTATCGTGTGTTAAAATTTTGAATTTCATTTTATTGTTTCACCCCAATTATTAGTTATTTTGTCCCAATTGAAATTTTCTCTTACCCACTCAGCAGAAGTTGTATCTACGTTATCTGGGTCTGCTCCCAATATCCCACTAATATATTCTTCAATGTTTTCAGTGTCTCCGAAGGTATTTTCAGTTTTCCATTTTTTCCCACTCGTATGTACTTTGAAACCATATCTTACTATCTCATCAAGAGCAGCAAAATCGGAAGTAATACAGGCGCATCCTGCAAGTTGAGCTTTCGTAGCCGAGATGCAGTGGATTTCATAGAATTGTGTAGGGTACAAGAATATTCCAGCTTCTAAGTATTTCTTAGCGATTTCTCTGTGGCTAATCATTGTCCCGCCTTCTGCTCTTCCAGCTTTTACAAGTTTTTGAAATCTTGCATTTTGCTTCTCATAATAATCCATAAATTCTGGATTATCTTTGTGCCACAATAGATAGTTGCCCCAACCATAATACCAAGCTAATTTCCAAGGTTTGTCTGGTTGTCTTTTAATCAATTCTTCGAAAATATCTAGCGTAGCGTCAATGTGTCTGTCTGGGGAACTCGTATTCAAAATGAGATATTTGTTTCTCTCAACCTTTACATCAAATTGTTCAGGTACTATTCCATTAGGAATAACTGCAAATTTTTCATCAGGAACTTGTGGAAATAAAACTCTGTGAGCTTTAGTTTTCACCATTATCTTATGAAATTTTGCGACTCTGTCTGGTGTGAGTTCTCCTTCGGGTAATACATCGTGTATGTCTAGCAGAATCTTGTCTGCATTTAGATTGAAGTCTATTGGCTTTGGATGTCTCCAAAGGATAATCACATCTTGTCTGTCTCTTATATTAAATTCCCAATATGGTTTATATTGGACTCCGTCATAAATCTTTGCTTGGCCACAATTATTATAAACTGTGACATTCCATCCTTGTTTTGCTAGTCCTTTAGAAAGGTGGATAACAGCTTCTTCTGAACCTCCGACACCTTCTGTTTCAGCCACTTCTGGATTCCAAATCTTATCTGTGTATGAACAATAGTAAACTAGGTCTTTACCTGAGGTTGTTTCTTTGTGGAAAGTAAGATTTCTAAACACACAGAATTTTGGATGTGATTGGTATTCAAATTCATCACACATTTTCTTTAGTTCTATCCTGTCTGTGATTGTTTCAACCTTCTTAAGAAACTCATCCACAGCCTTCATCTCAACATCTGCCTTTTCTAATTCTTTTGTAAATAGTTTTAACTTTTCATCATTCGGGTAAATTTTCTTGCATCTCTTAATCACTTCTAAGGCATTTACATTTTTCCCCAATTGGAAATATGCGTGAGCCAAAAGTAACATTGGATTAAAATCATAATCTCTTGGGTTATAAACAACAATTTGTCTTTCTGGTACATTCTTTTTTAACCCCTCTAAAATAAAGTCTACTGCTCTTTCGTATTTTCCTTCTTTGAAAAAATATTCTCCTAATTTTATATATGCGTCTGGGTAAGCTGGTCTGATAGATAGCGCTTGCAGGTAATATTCAAACTTCTTTGAAATATCACCCAGCCTTAGGTAGGCGATAAATTTCTCCTCTTCTGAACCAGATACTTTTACAAACTTTTCTAAATATTCTACAGCTTCTTCTGGCTTCCCTTCTCCCAAAAGAGCATTGGCGATTAACCATTCTCCTCTTGGGTCATCAGGATGTTTAACTTTATATTCCTTAGCAATCTCGATATTTCTAATACTGGATTGTTTTGCTCTTGCTTCGTCAGTAAGATGCAACACTTCAATTTCGTCAGTAAATAAACTATTAAGCTCTCTAAGTTGCGTAAAATCTTCATGGATTTCTCCAACCCATTTAACAACGCCTTTCTTAACTATTCTTGTTTTTAAATGTTTAACTGTGCATTTCTTATTGTCATCAAAATCATATAGGTAATTCATTACGATAGCATCAATAGCCTCGTTATCCATTCTTTCTACCAAAGGTTTAAGAAGTTCTGCGCCTTTAACAATATCGTCTGTGTCGCACCAAAATGTAAATTCTCCAGTAGTTTGCTCAAAGTTGAAATTTCTTGCTTCCGAGAAATCATTTGTCCATTTAAAGAATGATTCTTTCCCCCCATACTTTGAAATAATTTCAGATACTTTCTTATTTGGTTCTAACCCAGCCTGAGTAATGCAAATTTCGTCTACATTATTATGAAGATATTTTAGACATCTATCGAGAAGTTTTGCCTCATCGTCAGATGGCTTACAAATCATTGCTAAGGATAATTTCATATTAGTACGTATAGGGAATTAAAAACTGAGGATATTTTTTAGCAATCCACTTTGCCTCCCCTGGAAACTCTAGAAATCTTTCACCTTCAGAATAACCGAACACTTGGTCGAATGTCTGCATCAGTCCAGGAGGAAAAGCAAACGATTGTCGCATCTTTCCACCTGCCATCATTCCTAATTCTGGGTTTTTCAATTCTTTCCTTCTTTCCTTTATAAACTTTACTGTAGCATCGTAGTCTTTTTTATGATTCTTGATATAAACTTCAATGATGTCCCTGATTAATTCTTGTCTAGTCGTCATTTTTTTCGATTAACGCTGCTTCAGCAGTGAGAATAGATGTCGCTGTTGAAACCGCATTTGTTAATGCCGATTTAATAACTTTGATTGAGTCAGTTACATGAGCTTGTAATTCAGTAGTTTCTCCAGCGTTTTCACAGATTTGCTTGTTTGGTGATTCACAAACTATTCGCATAATTCTGTCTCCTTCTGTATCACCAGTTGGAGCAGCTTGCTTAAGAGCGATTCCAGCACCGATAGTGATTCCACCATCATAAGCAGATTTTGCTGCGTTGATAGCATCTTCAACCTTTAGCGCAAGTTCTTCTCTGGCTACATCTGTAGGTTTTCCAACGTGGATAATTGCTATTCCACCAGCCATAAACGATATGCGTTTCTTCAAAAGTTCTTTTTGAAATTTAGATTCCTCTTTTTCATATTGTTCTTTCAATTTCTTCACATATTCAGTAGTGTTTCCGTTTCCACCAACTAAAGTAGTTTTTTCCTTGGTGACAATTACCTTGGTAGCACGATTTCCGAAAGCCACTAAATCTTCTTCATTGACTTCATTGTTTTGCACGGCTGCAACCTTGATTGTTCCCCTCATTTTGAACTGGACAAGCAAAGCTAACGCATCTTTAGACCATTGCGGTGCGATGACAAGTATCTCGTTGTCACCATTTGACGTCAAAACTCTAAGTTTTTCAGCGATATTGTCGGCTTCTGCCTTTTCTTTGAACACTACTACAGGAATATCCTCGTATGTCTCTTCTTCATCTGAATATAGCGCAACATTTCTGGAGTCAAACTGTATGCCCTCGACAATTTCACTTTCTAGGATGTCTCTCGAAGTTTCCTGAATAATGATATTGGCATCTTGTCCAAGTTTCTCGTAAATTTCTGCAATAAGTTTTGCAATTTTAGGGTCAAGGCTAGAAGTTAAAGCAATATTCTCAATATCTTTAATTGATTCAATTTTTCTGGCTCCTTTGTCTAAATTTTCAAGAACTTTTTTAGTAGATTCGAATATTTGCTCTCTGAGCTCTCTAGGCGGAGTTAATTGAGTATCATTTATAAGTTCATTCAATAATGATTGTAAAAGTACAAGTGTGGTGGTAGTTCCATCACCTACTTGATTATTTGTCATAGACGCACATTGTTTGGCTAGCATAATGCCAGCTTGCTCTGTGTTGTCTTTGACATCTACTGCTCTTGCAATGGAAACTCCATCGTTTATGATATCAGTAGTATTCCCGTTAAATATAAGTACATTCCTTCCTTTATGACCCAGTGAAACTTTCACTACGTCTACACATTTATCAATCCCCTCTTTGATTTTCTTTCTGGCAACGTTTCCAAAGAAAATCTCTTTCATAAAATATTATTTTTAAAATTATTAGAAACTTTTTTACATTGATTTATAAAGTAATCTTTATCATACGCTCTTTTCATCATATTACATGTAGAACAGCAACTTACAATATTTTTCTTTATATATCCAATATTATTATCAACTCTATCTATTCCTATATTCTCAATTGAATCACAATAATAGCATTTTCCTCCTCTTAATTTTTCAAATAATTCCTCAGTTATCGAAAATAATAATCCTCTTTTTTTTGCGTCTTTAATATATAAATTAAAGCTATGTTTTTTTCTATATACTATAGAATATGCCCTTTTTTTATCTTTATTATTTTTTTCCCACTCACGCTTATACTCCCTTTCACTATCCTTATGTTTTAAATAATAATTTTTTCTATATTCTTTTTGTTTTTCTGTTGTCATTGTTGTAAGACCTTTTGGGACAAGCGGTCTTACTTGCCGTCCCAAAGGAACAATTAATTTATATTAATTATTTAAGGTAACCACCTGCGAAGAAGGCAGAGTCTTGGTTTCTTACTTCCAAGGTCATCTTTCCTACTACAGCTCGTGGGTCGCTATCTCCAGTTCGTCCAAGTCCACTATCAACATAAGCTTTCTTCAGATATGCAACTTTGTACTTGTCAGGGTTAATACCCAAGATTCGTGCGGTAGCATCTGCAGCAACTTGAATGTATCTGTGTGCATGAACTCGAACTTTTCCAAGTCCAGTTTCAACAACATCTACAACATTGATGATTTCTTTAACATTTGCACCTGTGTTAACAAGCGTAGATTTGTTAGCGAAATAACCAATTGCGTTTTTCATACCAGAACCAACGTAAACGTCAGTCGCAGTATCTCCATTAGAGTTGTCCCAGTTATCCTTCATCAATCCGAAAAGGATAGATGCAGAGAAAACTGTTCCAGAAGTCTGAGCTGTAGTATTAGTAGATTTACTAATACCCATGATAAGTCCAGACATTCTAGGGGCGGTTCCAGAAACACCTGATACCAATGAACCTCTTACCAAATCATACTCAACTGAGTTAACCCAGTTTTTCATAGCTTTGGTAGTTTGTCTTGCTAGTTCATTNTCACCATGATAATGCTCGATTTCTTGCTGTGTGCGAGAAACTTCGAACGGATAGGCAACAATTTGAACCAGATTGGTCAAGCGAGTTGGAGTTGTTAAGGTTTTGTTTGTGTATGCGCCTGCTTCGTTAGAAGCAAGGGATGCAACGCTATCCAATGTGTCAACAAGCGTGTTGTGAACAGTTTGGATTGCAGTTGTTTTTCCTAGGGTGTTGTGTACCATGTCTTCTGTAGCGGTCAAGATTTCAATCATGCCCAGTACATCTTCCTTGATACTTACGTCACCGTAGGAACGTAAAATTAAGTCTTCAGCCATTTTATTTTATACAGTTTTAGTTCTCCAGCCCAAGCATCTTTGCAACTAATGCTTCTTGCGCAGCAGCGTTTCCGCTACGTGCGTCTTGTGCTAAAGATTTGAGTTTGGAGGTGTCAACCGTTTGTATTCGTGATTTACTATTTACTCCAATCTCTTTTTCTTTTTCCTGTTCTTCGCTACTTTGTATAAGTGGTTTCACTTTTTCCCATGCTTCCACATAGGAGATTCCGCTTCCGTCAGCCATTGGCTTCACGTATTCAGCGAAATGCTTTTTTGCCTCTGGATTATCTAAGAAGAACTCAATCTTCCTATTACTCTCCAGAACTTCCTTCAATGAGTCGTTTTCTAATTTGCGGTTAGGCGTACTTCTTTGAGGCTGATTCTCACTCTCTACTTTCTTTCCCACAAAAGAACTTAAATTCTTATAGTGTTTTTCGTATTCTTCTACAGTCTTGAACTCACGTCCAGAAATAGAAGATACTTTGGCTAGAAATTCTTCAGTAGCATCAACATCTTTTTCTTTTCCTGTCTCGGATTGGTTTTCCTCTTGATTATCCTCCTGAGAGAATATATCGTCAGAGAATTCATCTTCTTCAACGTCGGATTTCAAAGGTTTGTTTTCTTCAGTCATTTGAATTTGAGATTATTTATTATTATTAAACCCACTTCGACCTTTATGTTATGGGTTATTTTATCTTTTTTAAGATACCATCATAATCTGTGTCTTCTATATTATTCCATTCTCCAGATTTAATCTGAAAAATATCATCAATCCACGTAACAATTTTTTCTATCGCAATTTGCCTTCCAATTAATTCCTCAAAAGTCTTAACTCCCATAACAGTGTCTTCTTCCTTAATTTTTTGGACAAGTATTCTCAGCGCAGCCTTGAAATCTTCATTTTCTAAAATACTTTTAGCTTGATGTTGTTGCATTATTTTAGGCTACTGGCCTTGAATTAGGGGTAGGACTCATAGTAGCTTCGTTAACTCCTTGTCCCCCTACACCTGCAACTTGTTCTGCTTCTGCTCCCATCGCTTCTGCTCTTGCGCTAGCTTCTCCAAGTTCTTCTTGTGATTGAATCAATCTATTCCCATCTAAACCTAAACCATCAAATATTTCCTTTAAAGCCTCATCCACATCAATCTTAGAACCAGGGAATTGAGCGGCAACTTGCAGAGCTTGGGTGATAGATTGTACTATCAAACCGCTGTTAAGTTCTTCCTCTCCTATTTGTACCTCAATATCGTAATCAGTATCGAAAGCTTTATCGTTTATTTGGACATATCTATCCTCACCCATAGAACGCATTTCAGCTTTTAAATCTTCTATTTGTGCGTCTATTTCTTCTGGTAAAAGCACACCTCCTTTATTCAAATATTCTTGTGCTTGGCTATAAACAGCTTCTTTAATAAATTTCTCTTCCATTATTTCAAAATCTTTCGGCGCTCCAGTAATCCTGATAACATCTCCTGGTCTTAAAATCTTTTTAATGATAGGAACCTATTTTTTCCTCAATCATCTGTTTAAGAGCTAGGCCGATATTTTCTTGGACTAGGTTAAAACCTACTTGTGAACCACGCTCTTGGACAAGAGCATTGGTAGCCGGGGTAGAAGCAGTCACGTCACCCTTATCGAAAGAACCAGTGACTTTAACTCCCCAATCGGTAGCGAATTGTTCGTCTCTATAAGATGAAGGGTCAACTGTGCCAGTATCAAGTCTATCAAACGAATCTCTTGCTCCTTTCAGTTTAATAACAGAGGTCGAGAAAAGTTTTTTAACTTGCTGTGGTGTAATTCCACCTCTAGCAACCCAAAGTCCACTTTGGACAATTCTGGCGGTATTTCTTCTGACATTAACAGTTTCGTTAATAGAAGCTTGCAGGGAGAAAAGCATTTCTCCGATTCCACGCCCATTAAGGCGATTCCAAATGTCTTTGTATTTAAAAATTGTGTATGGGTGTCCTTTAACTTCTTTTACGAGGTGGCAAACTGGAGCCTTGTCTTTAATTCCAGAAGCTACAATTAAGGCATAAACATATTCATCTCCAGAACCATTATCCTCTAAAATAGACTTTGGAATCCAGCCATATCGCTCATAAATATCCACCATCGGGATAACAGAAACATTTGTAGAAGAACTAGATTCATCAAACCCAATTCTGTCTATGCTTGTTGTCCCAGTGACCTTATCAGCATTAGCCCATTTACCAGATTTAGCTTCAATTTTGAATTCAGGTAAAGTCAGGACATTTCTTTCTATACAAGGCGTTTCATCTAAAGTATTAGCCGAAGGGTCAGCAATAAAGTTAAGCATATCTATAAGCCTAGCTTTCATTTCCTTCCCGTCTCTCCAAACCTTTACCACAGCAGACCCATCTATAGCCATCACACGGATGACTTGGTTAATAAGTTTTCCAAATTTGATTTGGTCTAAAAAGAACTTCAAAACATATCTGAAAACTGCAGCTGTACCATGCGCAGAGTAATTTCTTGACTTTACACGCACATCATCTGTGTCTACATCAATATTTTTAACAACATCTTCTACAATCCACTCGGTAAGAGGAACCCATAGCTTTTTTCTGCCAGTAACTGAGTCTCTTTCTACATCATAAATACCGTAATAGTTTTTGCGAGACTTTTTGATGATATTTTTCACCATAAAAGCTACTTTGTCGGTAACATTTACCTCACCTTCCTCCCAGTTAGTGACTTCATTCTGCATTAATTTGCAAGCGGCTTGCTCACGGTCTAGTCTATCCATTTATTTTAATATTCGACATTTAATTCCTCGAACTTCTTCTTCTTTTGCTTTAATTGATGCGCCTTCTGCATAATATCTCAGCATATCTGCGGCATGATTTGTCCAATCGTGCTTTTCTTTATCTTTAAATTCGCCTTTAGCGTTGTCCCACTCCTTCTGGTACTGGGAAATCGCATCTACGAACTGTCCACACTTGTCTTCGTCTATATATAATTGCGAGAAAATCATTCTCACTGCATTTATACCATCATTGAACGATTGTCTTTCTACAATTTCACCATGTAAACCCAGAGATTCAGCTGTTTCTATACGAGTTACGCCATTTGCATCTCTGACATTAAAGTCATGAGGGAATAAATGGTTCTCGTAAACATACGGTTTATCAAAAATAACTCTCGCATAGTGGTCGATACCATGGTCAGATGACTCATAATAATCAATCATTCTGCGCTCGTTGCCTAAATGCTGGAAAAATCCAATGGAAGTAGAGTCATTCATTCCCCAGTCCCACGCAGTTATAACTGGTAGCACAGGTTCATGAGGAACTTTCTTTATCCTTCCTTCCTTGTAAGCCCTGGCAATCTCTGTCCCGTAATAGGCACCCTTTAATGATGATTCAAAAGAACATTCGAACTCTTGGTTATATTCATCTTCTGTCATATTTTGCCTGGCATTTTTTAGGAACTCTTCACTGAGAATTTTTGTATCACTCACGCCCAGTTTCATTTTCAGCCAGCTAGTTTCAATTTCTATTCTCTCTTCTGGAGTTTTGGCCATCCACTTTTCTTCAGGAAACCCACACCATTTAAACAACCTATGAAAATCATTCTTTCCTTTTGGCGTACCAATCCAGATTGCAAAACCATTATGGTCTGCCAAAGCTGGCAGGATAATTTCAGAATATATATTTGAGGGTTGTTGTGAATATTCATCGAATACTACACCCCACAAACCAATACCACGAAGACTATCTGGGTTATCTGCTCCGTAAAGAGTGATTCTTGACCCATTAGGGAAATCACATCTAAGCTCAGCTTCATTAAATTTTGTTCGAGGAACTACGCCAGCATATTTTTTTAAAATATCCCAAGCCACTTGCTTTGCTTGTTTGTAGGTAGGTGCTATGTAAGCGTATCTTTTATCTTGTTCTGGATTTCGGAAACATTCTCTCACTAAATGGTTTATAGAAGCTACAGTCTTTCCGCAACGTCTGTGTAAAACCAATACCACTCTTTTCTTATCTGTACTGTGAAATGTCTTAGCCCAAGTTCTTGGACTGTACGGTATCTGTATTTGCTTGACCTTTACTTCTGCCATGTTTTTCAGCCCCTATTAAATAATGTTGATATTTATGAACTTCCATCGAGGCCCAGTGAGCATTTAGAATTATATCCAAGTATCCAGCCATGGTTGCAGTCTCTTTATACTTTCCTAGCTTTTTCAGTTGGGATTCTTTTATCCGAATTTGTTTCTTAAATGGTGATTTTGAGTAATCTTTTTTGTGAATCTTCATATTTATTTGATTAAAAGTCAAATTTTGGCTTAAAAGTATATAAGTCGACTAACATCCCCTTCTAATCTTATTGCCTAATTCGTGTCCTGCCTCTCTCCCTGTCTAGCTGTCTTTTACTTGACTAGACACAAGTGGAGTATAGGTTTAATTAAATAAAAAATCTGCAAAAGCTTTTTTCTATTTAACTAGTAGGGGGCGTTTTATCTCGCAACGATTAGTATAATTAAGCTGTTAGGGGTGAACAAGTAAAAAAACAAACTTTTTATTTCTTTTCTTTTTGACCTCTAAAATTGAGCTGTGCACTTTTGTATGGGTATATGTATGTTTTTAGTTTTTCTTTCCGTGTAGGGGCGTTTTTGAAATATTTGTATTTTTTAGTGGCTTGTTTAAGCCTTTAAAGTTTGCTTATTTTTAGCCTATACATTTTTTAAACTTTCTCTTAGCCTTTAAAATCATTAGTTGGTCTTTTTCTTTTTTCGTTATAGTTTTTTGAGGAATTTTAGCTTTCATAAAGTGAAAACCTTAAATTTTTTATTGGGAATTTTTTGGCAAAATTCGTAAATATAAATTCTTGAAACTTAAGCCGAAACTGTAAATTTTAGGTGGCGTTTGAGGGTGGGATACCTGGATATTTTTACCTGACTCGATTGGCTCCCCCTCCCCCCCCTTTGCTCTATTCTAGGCACTTTATTTGACTATACAGTGAAATTATATTATAATATTACACATTTACAGTGTCGCACAATATACATTGTCGGACACTGTCTCTAGTATTGGCTTATACAAGCCACATTACTCTTGCCAATTAACTTCAATCTTGTTAATGTCTGTCGGATTTCCGTCGTTCAGAGCCTTCAATTTCTTCATTGTATCGACTGCAACGGTATGGTCACGGAACGAGCCTTTAGATTTTTTGGCGTGCATTTGTTCGATTGATGACTGTATAAGCTCATCCATTTGCTCACTAAAGTCCTTTATCTCCTTTTGATAGGCTGGATTTTCACTAACTCGCTTACTTTGTGTCTTAGCGGTTATCTTACTATAGCCGACCTCTTCCATCGCACGACCAATAGAAGGCAATTTTCCCTCTTTGATTTGTTCTATAACTTTTCTTGCCACCAACTTCGGGGCTTCTGCATTTCTGCCCATAGTTTTTATTTTGTATCTACATTATAACACATCCATTTTATCGCCCAATAAGGCTTATCTAAGCCACTAAACAGAGTTATCCACAGGTGCATTTTATAGTATGCTTGACAAGTTTATCAAAGAAGAGTATACTTATAACATAACTTAATAAAAGCCTGTGGGTGAGGGGCTAAAAATAAAATGAAACAATTAGATGTAACACAAAAAATAGAACTAGCACGAAAACAAAACGGCACATTTAAAAAATTGACCTGGGCAAAAAGGATTGGAGCGTTTAGGATAATTTACATTTTCCTAATCGGTGCAATAGTGGGAAGCTCTTATATGTATATATATAGCAACATTGATTTATTGAAAAGTAGCCAGCCAGTGATTATCTACGCTGTAGAGGCTAAGGAATCCAACGAGCCTGTAGCAGTGAAAATTGAGTTAAGCGGAGAGTTTACTGCCTACAATGCCGAAGTGGGGCAAACTGACGCCGACCCATTCACAATGGCAAACGGCAAAAAAGTGTTTGACGGAGCTATTGCTAATAATTGCTTAGACTTTGGCACTAAAATTGAAGTCAACGGCAAGATTTACACTGTAAGTGATAGAATGAATAAACGCTATGACTGCTCACACTTTGACATTTTTATGGAGTCACACGCTGAGGCAGTAAAATTTGGAAGACAGCAATTAAATTATAATATTAAATAATATGGAAAAAACAAACTTATCAAAGGAACAATGGGGATACTTGCTCAATATGGACTCAACGCTATTTAAAGATATAAAAGAAATGCTTAAATGGTGGCGATTTAAAGAAATATTTTATAATAAACTAAAAAAATAATATGCAAGAATTTATAGATGAATTAGAGGCAGAAATAGAATTCGAGGAGCAAAGAGGAATCACGCCACCATGGACAAAAGACTATACAGAAGGCTACATTGACGGATTAAAGCAAGCTGTGGCAATGGCTAAGGAATAAATAAATAACAGGGCAATGCCCACTAAAAAAAGATGAAAAAATATAGCAAGAGCGAAATAATGGAAATCATAGAAATAATTTGGGATAATTTCGATGAGTTATCAGATATCTATGATTGTACAGAGTTTTGGGATATCGCTCTAAAAATTGAAGAATTGGACGACTTAATTAAAAAATAAACTAGCTAAACTTCCAAGCCGTCAAGGCGTGGAACTAAGCCAAAAAAGTATGCAAGAATTTAAAACGTGGGGGGACTTTGCCAAAACCTATGACCTAGTACTATTCAATCAAGCCCCTAATCTAGTATCTAGGGATAACAATTCATATGACGAAGGGGTGATTTATGAATGGCAAGAAAAACACCTTGACACTTGCGAATATGAGCAAGCGAGGCAAGACATTGAAGAGCTTGAAGATAGTGAAGAAAAAGCGGACATCAAAAAACGGGCGGAGCTTATTGACGAATACGGAGAAAATCCAGAATGCAACTGCGAACCAATGCAATGGTATGCCATAGCGGTTAGCGATAGTGAGGCGGAATGGTTAAACGAAAATTATAGCCTGGATATTTTTTATAGCGAGGTGTTAGGGCTTTATATCTTACCTGTCTATCATTATGGCACGGGGTGGGATTATGTGGATTTAAATAAAATAAATTAATTATATGGAAAAAGCCAACAAAGAGCTAATGATTATTTTAATTCAATCATGGCTAGAAAATGATGAGGAGGGGGAAAAAATATCGGAATATGATGAAATGGCAGTTTTTGAATTAATCGGAAAAATGAGACAATAACCCCCTTTTATTGCTCCTTTATGGGGGCAATATAAAGCGGATTATATTCTAATCTAGCCCCCTAGTAATATCAGACCTTAACAAATAATAAACGCCTTGCAACTCAATTTTTGAGGGGTGAGAGTGTTTAAAATAATATGCAAATGACAAAAAAAATAGTATTTTTTAATGAACTAAGCGAAGATGCAAAAGAAAAAGCACGCAATTGGTATAAAGACGGTAACGATTATGATTTTTTAGATGAATATATGACGGAAATTGTGGCGGAAAATTTGAAAGAATTAGGCTATATGGTGGAAGATTTAAAGGTTTTCTATTCTCTAAGTTACAGCCAAGGTGACGGAGTGAGCTTTGTTTGTAAACTCGTTGAGGGGTTAGAAGTTTACGAAGTCAATCAGGGCGGTAGCTATGTCCACGAAATGACAATGAGCATATATCACGAAGATGAAAACGGAAACGAAACGGACGGGGAAAAAGAAAAGAATCTTTTGGTGGAAGTCCGAAACATTGCTAAAAAAGCCGAAAAGGCAGGTTATGAATATATCGAGAGCGAAGACAGCAATGAAAATATTGACGCTACTATTCTAGCCAATGAGTACACTTTTACGCTAGAAGGCGAACGAATGAATCCAGACGCTTAATAAATTAAAATAATACTATGAAACTATACGCAACAACAACAAGCGAGAGAGCAAGCAAGGGGCAAGGGGGAAACAAGGAGCTTGACATTTCTCTAGCTATTGGCTCAACTGGCAACAGTAAGCAAGTACTAAGAATACTTGCTAGAGTCTTACCAAAAGAGGCGAGCATCTCGAATCTTGAAAGTGTAGTTATTCAAATAACGAAAGAAGATGAGGACGGACATATTCAAGAGATAACAGAAAGACTTGTCTATTCCTTGCCGTCTTGCGTCGAAATAAAGACAAGGGAACAAGCACAAGCATTAAACGAAAAAGGCAAGGCGTGTAATTGTGGGGCAAGTGAATTGCCAACGATACACGATAAAAAGGACTGTAAGAATCCTTACTAAAAAGGCAAACAGTAAAAAGCCAAAACGGATAAAACCGCAATAGGCAAAAAGCAAAAAGCCGTACTAATTACTAGATAGTGCGGTTTTTTTGGCGTTTAATTTAGATATTAAGAGGGGGAAGATACCGCCCAACAAAACCAAAAATCCCTTATACGGGGCGCATTTAAAACTTAGAAAATGTGTCGGCCAGCGCTACACCTACCAGCCAGCACAAAACATAATCAACTAATTTCAAAACTTAGCTGTATGCTTTTGGAGAAATCCTAAAACATCGGTCGGGTTATATAATATGACAAAATCAAGACAGCAAAAGTGGCAGGAAAAGAAAAAAGCATTAGGTTTATGCCGAGTATGCGGACAGCCTCAAGCTATCCAAAGCAAGGTGTTTTGCCCTATTCATTTACTACTACATAAAAATAGAACAAGGTTAATAAGATTAAGTAAAAAACTATGATTTACAAAAAATCAGAGGTGTGGTATGCGCTCATGCTTGTCATGGGTATCTGCAAGCGCAAGGGAATCAAAACCCTTGCGGAGTATTTGAACCGCTAATAATAAAAACAGCCCCTATAACGAGGCTGTTTTTTGTTATTTCTTTTTCTTACTTTCCGCTTTATAAAGAAGACCAACAAGCTTATCCTCTTTAAATTTACTCTCTTCTGCAAGATTAGCTTCGTACTTCTCCTTGGCATCCTCAATCGCCCACGCCATAGCTTCCAAAACATTTAACCAGTCTTGCATATATTCCACTCCTCGGTCGGCAAACATCCAGCTCTTTTTTTGAAATTTCCCTTGTTCAATTTTCCAAGGTTCTACTAGAGAAATCAGGTTGTTTAGGTAGTCTACTTTTACATAGACGCTAATGCCTTTATAAATAAATTCGTAGGTGTCCTTAATTTTGCGTGTTTTCATGTTATTTTATATTACCAATTAACTCCTTATTTTTGCTTACATATTAAATTTAATTTCCCTAGAATACAGTCTTGAGCGTGGGTCATTTTGATTTAATTAGGTCTATTATTTCAGTGTTTCTTTTTTCTTTTCCCTCCCAAAATGATTTAGCGTCTGCGGTTGTATATCCACCTACTTGCATTGGCTCGTTTTCAATTTCCGCCACCAACTCCTCCTTCAGCTCTTGGCGGGCTTGCTTAACTTCTTCTGGGCATATTTTATTTTTCCAAACATTAGCCACCTTTTCACCGCTATCATCCGACTCTTTAAATCCTTGATGATAAGCCTTCTCTCGTTCAGTGGAGAGGAGATAGGTTATTAAATCAATCAGTTCTTTTTTAGTTTCTCCTGTAAAAGTATCAAGCGGATATAGGCTTTCCCACTCTTGCGGAGTGTCATTATAAGTTGGACTACATTTTCCACAAAAACAATGTGGTGTA